GGACTAATGAATATCTATTTCCTTTCGTTACTGGTTTAACTCTATGCCATACAAATGAAGGAAATACAACAATACTTCCTTTAGGCAATATTTCTTTTGCTTGTATTATATGTGTTTTTTTATTTCTTAAATGAGGATCGTAATTTCTAAAATCAAACTCTAGTTCTCCACCTTGATATTCTGATCCATCAGTTAGTTGACAGGTCATAGATAGTTTTCTTACTCTACCAAAATCAGGTCCAGGGTTTTGATAAGGTTTGTCCCAAGAGTCACAATGCCAATCATAGTATTGGTTTAATTTATATTTTGTAAATTGACAAGATTCACTTCGATCCCATTCAAAGTTCCAACCTGAATTTTTATTTGCTGCATGAATATAAGGATGTAATTCTTTATATATCCAAGTATCATTTAACCAAACAAGATCTGAATTTCTCTTGCGTTTCATATCTTTAATTTCATTTTTAGTTAATTTTTTATTGTCATAACCACCTGTTCTTGCCATGGTGTCTGCTTTTGACAAGCCATGTTTTACAATGTCGTCACAAATTCTAGGTGGTATTACAGATGTAAAATACCAATAGTAATTACTTAAATTCATAATTTAAATATCTTTCTAAATCTTTCTTTTGCATAAATTTTTTACTGATACTTATACCTTATCATAACTATACCAGAACCACCAGATCCACCAGAACCAGGATTACCAGCAGTTCCACCTCCACCCCCTCCAGTGTTAGCTGTTCCAGGATTTCCTCCATTTGATTTAGCGGCTCCACCTCCTCCAACTGCGGCTGGACCGACATAACTTGGTGGATTAGTTGTTATTGCTGAACCACCTCCACCACCAAAATATCTTAAAGCACCATCTGGTCCCGGTGTTCCAACAGAAGGACTTGGATTAAATGCGGTTCCTACACCAGCACCACCAGCACTATTTCCTGACCCACCTGGAGTTCCTGCTCCACCTCCACTTGATTTTGTATTTTGATTTGGGTTACTACCTACTGGACCACCTGGATTTCCTTGAGGAGGACTTACAGGAGGAGTATTCCCTGAACCTGCACTAGCTCCTGAAGGAGTAGCTACTTTTTTTGCACCACCACCAGAACCTCCTGGGTTACCATCTTGGTTATTATTAATTAAAGCTCCACCTCCACCACCACCTGTAGATGTTATACTTGAAAAAACTGAATCTGATCCGTTAGCTCCTGGAGGTTGTGGTCCAGATTGAACGCCTCCTGCTCCTCCTGATCCAACAGTTACTGGATAACCTTGAGCAGTTACAGTTAAACCAGCTCCTGGATTAGCTAAAGGACTTCCTGTCCATGCAGCAGGGCTAGGAACGGATTCTCTAAAACCTCCTGCTCCACCTCCACCACCGCCAAATGCTCCACCTCCACCACCAGCTACTACTAAATAGTCTACTGTTGCTGGACCACCTACAGGATTTGTTGGTGCGTTACCTGCTTGTGTAACTGTAAAAGTTCCTGGTGATGTAAAAGTGTGAATTTTGTAATCGCCTACAGTTGTAATTGTTCCACCTGTAGCTGATGTAAATTTTTTATTGCTGCCTCCTCCAATGCCTCCCGGCATTTTGACTGCTTTACTTCCAATTAAAGGCATTTAAAATTCTCCTGTTATGCGAACTTTGTTTGTGCTGCAACAACTGTAAATGTAGCACTTGCAGTTTTAATTATTGTGTAACTGTATACGTCTGTTGAAGAAGCGTTTCCTGCTGATGGAGCTGCTCCATCTTGCCATTTAGGAGTAACACTTGATCCATCAATTTGAAAAGCTGAATTATAGTATGCTGTTGATCCTTGTGGTACAAGAGTTACAATAGTTAATGACTCTCCTGTATCCATAATATTATTTAAACTATTTGAACCATCTCCTCTAACGTTTAATGTCCAGTTTGCAGAAGCATTAGAAGTAGCATTAAAAATAGATTGTGTAATAACATCAAAGTTAATTGTACCTGTAAATGCTGTTGCAGCGTTTGTAACTTTTTCTGCAGTTTGTTCTATTTTAGCTGCACCTAAGACAACTCTTCCAATACCTTTTGGAGAAATATTTAAATCAACATTTGTATCACCACCAACTGCACTAAGAGAAGGACCTGAACCTGTTGCTTGGTTAGTTACTTCAAGATTATTAACAGCTGATCCTGTTTTTTGAAAAACTATTTGTTCATTATTATCATCATCATAAATACCATGGTCATCATCAATTTTAATATTAAATGAGTTAGTATCTAAATCTCCACCTAATTGTGGACTAGTATCTTCTGAAACTTCTGTAATAGCATTAGATACAAAAGCTGTATCAACTACATTAGTTCCATCTGAATAAATTATTTTAGTGCTTTTATCTGTAGCGGACCAAGTAACCCCTGTCCCTGAACTTGTTTTAAAAGTTACCGTGTATGCACCAGTTGTTGCATTATCTACAATATATGTTTTTTCTATTGAATCTGGAATAGTAACAGTTCTATTAGCTGCTATGGTTCCTGTTAATTTTAAAACTTGATTTTTACCGTTTGATATAACACCATTAGAAAATGTTAAAGTTGCCCCTGTTGTAATTCCAATTGATTCATAACCACCAATTGCTTGTTCTAAAACAAGTAAATTAGTATTAGTAATTTGGCCCCATGTTCCAGAGTTATCACCTGTTGCTTGAACTGTAAGCTTTAGACTTGTTGATGTGGTATTAGCCATATTTTAAATTCCTTAAACTTTTGTATGATATTAAATTTGTTTAGCAGTGTCAATTTATTATGATACTGGATTATAACCCGCGGCAGGGGCAGTTCCTGTATTAACTTCAGTATAAGTTTGCACAGAACCTGTATTTACTTCTGTAAATGTTTGCACTGGTCCAGTTGGAACTTGTGTCCATATAACAACATTTGGTGTTCCTAATGTTGCTGCAAAACTAATTCCAGTTACATTAACTATAGCATTTCCAGTGACTGTTGCGTCACCTTCTTGCATAGAAAGAAGTATACCAGTGACATTTACATTAGCATCACCAGTAGCTGTACCTGTACCCTCTTGCATAGCAAGAGTGATACCAGTTACAAACGCTTGACTATCATTATTACCTAGCGATGAGAATGCACTTTGTGCAAAAGCGTTTATACCAAAAGCCATTGTTTAGGCTCCTGTTTACGCTACGTAACTTTTACCAGCAGTAATAGCACTATTAGCAGCAGCCATGTCTTCACTTCCCCAATCAGATTTTGCAACCATTAGTTCTAAGTGTTCAACATTTCTATTCACACAATCATTTTTTTCTGATTGTTCTTCGCCAGCCATTCTTGATCCATCAATAATTCCATTGATTAAATCTACAGAGTGACCCATTGCTGTATAGTCTTGAGCTAGTTCTTCAGCTGTTCTTGTATCAGACATATGTTTCTCCTATTGTGTTGCACATGCAACGGTTTTACTTCTATCAAGTTTTTTGTATTGATCAACGATTATTTTGCAATCTACCATATTATTTCTTGGATCGCTATCAATAAATTTAGACTCATCCCACTTTTTACCCATATGAAAATGCAGGTTTTTATTGTGAAAATAACCAAATTGGGTCCAACGAGTTGATCCCCAAATAACTACACCATGTTTTTCAGCGGATGCTGAAAAGTGTTGTAGACAACTATCTATACTAACAAAACCTTCCGCACCTTTTAACATTTCATGGATCTGTGCAAAATGTAAATCACATCTAATTGTACCTTGATAATGTGGTTCATTAGGTAAGACACAGTTTATAATAGTTGTATCTTTATATTCTTCCAACAACATATTAACTACTTGTTGAGCCAAGAACGGTTGATAGTTTCTATTTGGATTTATGTTTTGATATTGAACATTGTCTCCATAATTCCATTTAGCTTGACCACCACTAAATTGAATCATAATGTATTTACCTATCTCATTATCTTTTAACCATTTATCAACAGACTCTTTATGTTGGTCTGTATATAATTTAGGTCTCATAGATGAATTGTATTTAACACCATGATGTTCACAATAGCTTTCAATAATATGTTGTTTACCAAACTGAAAATTAGATTTGTAAGGTTCACAATAATATATATTATCTGATGCCATGATTCTTGGATCTTGTAAAGGTATTGTAGACTCGTAAGCCATCTTTACATTTGGGTTATTTGCAAAGCAATCTATATACGGAGTATATATTTGCACCTCTGATTTTTTTCTCAACTCTGGTAACAGCGCTGAGAAGGCAACGCATTTTCCAATGCCACCTTCAACGATATATGTATTCATAATTATTTCTTTTTATTATCTTCTTTTAACAAATCTATTTCTTTTTTCAAGTCTTGAATAGCTTTAACTAATACAGGTATTAAATGTGAATTAGTTACTTTTAAACTTTCATCATTTTCATTATCAATAATAACATTATTAGAACCTTCAAGTTCTAATATGTCTTGTGCTAAAAATCCATATTTTGTCATTCCATGTGGTTTTGGATTTTCTCTTGATTTTTTAAATCTAAAACTAACTGGTTTTAATTTATCTACAAATTCTAAACCATGAGGCACTTCTTTAATTTCTGTTTTGTCTCTTAAATCTGAGGTTACTGTCCAATCTACTTTTACATAAGCATTAGTAATATCATTATGACCAGCTATAAATCTATTACTTTCAGTAGTAATGTTAATCATACTAGCATCAGAACCAGCACAAATACCGACTGCTACGTTAGCATCTCCTGTTGTAAGATTTCTTAAAGCACTTCTTCCAATAGCTGTATTAGCACCACCTGTTGTACTACTAAGCATTGCCGCCGAACCAACTGCTGTGCTTTCTGACGTTGTTGTATTAGCAGTAAGTGCTCCTGTTCCAACCGCTGTGTTACAAGCACCTGTTGTGTTAGCTTTTAAAGTATTTCTACCTACTGCTGTATTATCTGCTCCTGTTGTGCTTACTCTTAAAGAATCTGTACCAACAGCTGTACTTTGAGAAGCTGTTGTATTTAAATGTAAAGCATCATAACCAAGAGCTGTATTATAATTACCTGTTGTGTTAGCTTGTAAAGAGTTTCCACCAAAAGCTGAATTAGAGCTAGATGTTGTATTATCACTCA